CTTATAAGTGGAGTAGGATGGCTTGAGAATTATGATCAAGAGGCAGTTGTACGTTGTATGGAAGAAATATTCTTCCCTGCCTGGGAACTTTTTTTAAAACGAATTAATTATAACGAGAATGCCTAATCACAAAGAACCTTGGTATGAAGTAGCCGATGCTGAAAACCCATCATTATCTAGAATTCCATTTTTGATGGGAGACAAATCAATTAGTGATGATGTCGTAGATAAACGCATGGAGAAGAAACTAGAAGCAATAGACTTTCCTTATGGATCTCCACAATACATGATAAAAAGATTTAAAGATGGTGGATATACCACTAACGCTGCCTTAGGAATTATGGGAAATCTTATGGTAGAGTCCAAATTAGATCCCGCCATAAAACAAATAGGTGGGGGTCCAGGAAGAGGGTTGGCGCAGTGGGGAAAAAGAGGAAGATTTGATACAGATCAAATTAACTTAGTAAAGTTTGCTAAACAAAAAGGCAAGCCTTGGCAAGATTTAGACGTACAGCTTGATTTTATAATGCACGAAATGAATGTGCATCCTGAGTACAAAAAAGTTAAAGATAAAATTAATAATGCAAAAACAGTTTCGGAGGCTACAACTATATTTCTTAAAGATTATGAAAAAGCCAACGAATATAAATCCCATAAAGACAGGAGGATTAAAGCCGCTGAAGACTTTGGTGCTTTAATAGAAACTATCCCTGGGTTTAATGAGCAAAAGTAAAAAATTTATAGAGGTTGGTGATTTTATAGGATATGAACCGACAAGCGAAGATATCTCTTTAGCACATCAAAGAGCTAAAGATATGGGTGTTTTGCCTAATTCATATACACGAGGATTAGGTAGAATGGTAGGCTGTTTAGGAGAGATTGTAGTTAATAACTATTTACCTAGAAGTAAATACACAGGAGACACTTCATACACGCATGATATAAGATTCCGGAAAAAAGAAATTGAGATAAAATCTAAAACATGTAGCTCAGAACCACAACCAAACTATAGTGCTTTTGTAAATTGCTCTAAAAACTTTAAGTTCCAAAACGACATTTACTTTTTTACACGAGTTAGAAGGGATCTCATGTATGCCTGGTTAGTTGGTTGGTTGCCTACTAAAAAACTTTTGAACACTGCCCACTACGTAAACAGAGGGGATACGGATAAAGATGGGTTCAAGTTTAAATCTTCAGGATTGCACCTAGAGATAAGTTCTTTAAATAAACCAAAAGACCTCCTCAAGATATAGTATTTATTAGCAGAGGTGGGTCAAACCCTTCAGAAACAGCTTGGTCAATATGCTGAGTAAACTCTTCCCAAATTAGACCATCTGCGGTGTCTTTGTTTTCTTTTGGATGATATTTTTCAGCACATTTTTCAAGGCTATAAATAGCTCTTAGATCATCTGTTACTCCGATAAACCCATAAGAAAGACTATCAATGGTGTAAACCTGATCGGCTTCACCAGGAACAATCTCTTGTAAAAAATCATTTATATCTTCAATCATACTTTTTCTTCAACTGTTTCTTTATTTATAATTGGTTCTCTGTCTAAATCAAATTTTTCCTCTAATGAAATTTCCCAGACTTTACCTGCCCCTGCTCCACTAGATCTGATAGGTCTAGCATTTTTGTTATTCTTACTATGATCTTCTAGAGTCAACATACCTCTACGGACAGCATCAAGGTTATTTGAAACTCCTATATGGCGACCTCCTGAAAACTCTAGTATAAAGGATTGCATTTCTGTAAGCGTACCAGTCCAAACAGGTTTCCCATCTTGGAACCAAGAACGTGCTTTGACAACAAAGTACTCTACTAACTCAGCGACATGAGATCTTCTAGAGTTATCATAAGCTGCATTAGCTATCATATCATCAATGTAAGACTTAACTCCAAATCTATTGTTACCAGCTATCTTCTTAGGCACGTCATATTCAAGGAGAAAAGCAGCAAAGTAAGGGAGTTCTTCATCTAGAATCTTTTTAATATCTGCATTTGACGGAAATTCTTCAGAAGCATCCATAGAGATTCTCAAGGCAATTATTTTATCTCTGTTACTTTGGTCCAAAGAAGGGATCACAGATAAACTATTGGGGTCCATGTTTAACGTAAGTAGTATTCTAGGAGCCATTGGGATCGAGATTGAATCTGCATATTTAGCATGGTATTCAATATTAGGATTAGCCACCCCTCTTTTAATAAGTTCAGTAGCTCTTCTTTGATCTTGGAAGCTAGCTGCTGAGACAGTATCATCTACTGCCCATAGGGGGAAGTTTCCTAAGTCTTTATTAAAAGATGTTTTCCCTGATAAATAATCTGAAGCATTAGCACAGCCCCCAAATAATGGAGCTAGTATACCTCCTGACAAAAGCGTCTTACCTCTTCCAGCAGGTCCTACTAGTATCAAAGCTTGTCCTTGTGAAAGAACTCCTTCTCTCAAAGCTTCGTAGGCTCTTTTAGCCCAAGATAAAAGGTAGGGTAATTGATTCTCTGATGAATCTCGTGCTAAGAATTGATTTAAGAATTTGTATAGCCAAGGCCACTTATCAAATGATCCAGTTTCAGCAGGTTCAATCGGCATGTTATTAGATTCGTTTAGAATCCTTTTACCGTGATAAGTGAGTACTCTTTCTTTAGAAAACACTACAGGAGCTATAGCATCAATTCTATTTTGGTTATTGATAGCATCCACAGCATCCTCAAGTTCTGACACAGGTTCTTTCTTCCTGGGTTTAGGAGAGAAGCCTAACTTTCTAAGTTCTAGGTTAAGTTGTTTATCAGGAATCTTAACGGCTCTATTGTACATCAACTTGAAATAATTATTTCCGTTGAACCAATACTGGTCTAAAACACTTTGTATTTTTTTACCTTCGTATTCTTCTACGAATTTAGAACCTAACAATTCCCTCCAAGTTAAGAAAGGACTATGTCCTCTGTCACTGTAACAAATCATTCCGTGCTCTGCTACCTGACAACCTTCTCTTTCAATACCATCGTCAATCCAAAACAAAGGTCCTCTAGCCCCCTCATAAAAATCTCCTTCCCATCTATTCGGCCATCTCTCTTTAATCTCTTTGCCCAAAATATCCATTGGGATAGACACATCTGATGTCGTTGGAGGATTATCCTTTGCTGCTTGTAACAATGCTGTAGTTGCAATTGATTTACTAAGAGGATCTCCTAATCTTTGCCAATCTTCCCCTAGCTCAAAATACTGACTACTCTTAAAAGAGCTTTGATCAAACCCAGGCAGGACTCTTTCGACCCCAATCTTAGTAGACATCCTTTTACAGAAAGATGAATACATATCAGAGGATACTGGTATCTTTTCATCGAACTCCCATATCAACCTTATGTAATTTGAGAAAGTCTTAGTCCTCCATGTAGGCATCAGATCTTTACAACCTATCCTTATTTGATCATCAACAGTATCCCAGTTCACATTTGCATCATAATCTGCAACGATACCATTAACGGCATATAGAGGGTTTTGCCCATCTATCCTAAGGTTTGGGTTATCACCCTCACACAGAGAATAAAACACATGATCTGTTTTTGTATCCTTACACCACTTTCTGTAGTCTAACTTACCTTTGAGTTTTGGTCTTTGTTTTTTAAGGGCTGTTAAGTCTGGACACTTGACTGCTTTTTTATCTAATAGGTTCTTAATATATCTGTAACTCATTTTTCGTATCTATCTACTATTTTACCTTCTGCCTCTAAAGGGATTTCAGGTATCCATTTAGGGGGCGTGGACATGACTTGCAAAACTTTCTCAAGTGTTGCATCTGCTTTGTTTTCATCCACCTCAATGATGAATTCATCATGGACATGGAAAATTGTTTTAATGCCCTCTTCTTCAAGACGAAGCATCATATCTGAAAAGATATCTCTACTAAGAGCTTGTGAGGCATTCTCTGCGAGAAGACCTCCCCATAAACGAATAGGTACTTGCTTGTTACCTTTATAATGATGGGACACATAATTAGTTCTAAACTCACCTGCACTTTTCTTTATGCTCCCATAATTAAGAACTCTTTTAGAAGGCAACTCTATTGTAAAATCTTTTTGTAAATGGTTAGCAACAACTAAACTTCTTTGATATTTGTTCCAAAGCTTAACAACTTTGTTCATTTTGTCCCTGTAAATCCTGACGTAATCAATAGCTTGCTCAATAGGAAAGCCGGATATCATTGCGAACTTTTTACCAGATACACCATAGCCACATCCTAAAACAATTTGTTTTACTTTATGTCTGAGCTTCCCTTCATCAGCTTCTTTGAAAGAACCGTCTCCACTCCAAAAACCTAATTCTCTAGCAAAGACTTCATAGATGTCATCTGCTTCTTTAATATCCTCCATGATATCAAAATCTTCTGCCAAGTAACAAAGAGTCCTGACTTCGATTTGAGACAAGTCAGCGATAATGAGTTTCTTGTTCACAGGTGCAGAGATCATGTGTCTCAGGTTTATGCCGAAATGTTCTGCTCTAGGCAGGTTCTGCATATTTAAGTTGCCCCCACTCCCTGAGTATCTTCCAGTATGTGCACCAAAATAAAAGCAACCTCCATAGTATCTTGAATCATCAAGGGTGGCATATTCAAAACTATCTAGTTTCTTTTTGAGTGCATTGATTCTTCTGTAGTCTCTGACAGCTTCTGTAAAAGGATATTTCTCTTTGTGCTCATCTATCCACTCATTAGCTTCTTCACTACTAAGAGCTAAACTAGCTGGGGGATCAATACCAACTTTACGGCATTCTTCATTGAATGATTTCCTGGACAATGTTGGAGCTTCTCCGAACCAAGGAATATTCTTTTCAGTTTCAAAAAGTTTATTGGCTATAACATTCTTGTTCTTTGTCAGAAGATCATAATCAATAGGGATGCCTCTTTGTACTATTGTCCTATTGGTTCTGCTAATAGCTCTTTCGTGTTCAGGCCATTTTGGTGATAACTCTTCCCAAAGTTGTAAGCAAAGCTCAGAGTCTTTCAAAGCATACTCATCGACTTCTTCCTGAAAACCTTCGAGCATATCATCCCACTTCTTGCCCGACATATTATCTCTAGTTTCTTTACTAACCTCTAAATCAAAAACAACGGCAGTTGATCCTTTAAGTGATCTAGGCAAACCGCAGTAGACTGCTAAGTCAGCCGTGCAATGCCACTCTGCATACTTTACACCAGGCCACCAGTCTTGTTTTATGCCATAAAGATATAGCGTCTCATCAAAGGAAGCATTGTGACTGAGAACACGATTGCCTTCTAATAAATCCCAATCAAAATCTTTTGGATGTCCTACAAATTTTGTTCCCTCATCTCCCCAAACAGAAACTCGATAAGCATCAAACTCAGGGTGACTAAAATATCCTAAAGGACCAAGAGTTTTGATAGAGCAGTTCTTATCGTAGTAAGTTTCGTAATCAAGGGCAAAAGTATTCATAGGGGTAAAAAGTCCCTAGTGATCTTGGCAGAAAGCAAGAAAAACCAAGACCACTAGGGTAAGGAAGGAGTCCCTCAACTCCTTGGGCTACCTAGCTGTCCACGCTAGAATCTTTTTCTTCTTTTGGGTCTGGACCACCCATTGCTTCTAACTCTTTGCTGAAGATATTGCTAAGTAGATTCATTCTTCCTAGCATTTGAGTGAGGTCTTGAAGGTTCTTTCTCACCTCTACTATACTCTCTTGCACAGCTTCGAGTTCTTTTTGTATAATCTCTTTTTCGGTCATGATAATATGGCTCTC